TTTTCAAAGGGAATGTGTTCCATCTTGGCGATGGTTCCCATTTTGTTCCATGTCACCGCAACCGCAAACCCGTTGAATAGTTCCAAGTCAAGGACGAGTTTCTCGGTGATGTCGTTGAGGTCGTCATGCTCGGATAGGCCGTCAAAGAACTTGGCGTACCTTGCCTGCTGCTCAACCGTCATCTTTTCCCCTGGCTGCCATCCACCGCCGACGATGTAGTTCACTTTGCCGTTCACAATAGCGTTGTGCTTTGAACTGCGGCGGTAGTTGTCAAGGAGATAATAGGGGTACTCGTTGAACGCCCCGTAGGTAATGTATTTGCCCGCCTTGTTCTCCAACATGACGGGGACCTTGTGTTCAATACCCAACCATTGGGTGAACGATTGCTTTATGCTGCTCATAGGGTATGGACGGTGAAGTTGAGGGCCGAAATCGTGATAGCACCGCCATCGTTCACGGCGTTGATGTAGATGGTGAACTCGTCGTTCAGCGCACCTTGCAGAACGGCTTCAATCGTAACCGCATGGCCGTTGTTGTGGCCCGTGGTAATGTCGGTCATGGACTGCGGAATGATGGTTCCGTTCTTGGCGATGTATATGATGATTTGGTTGCCGTTCCCCTGCGAGAATACCATGCTTGCCGATACCCGCAAGGCAGCACTCGTCGTCCCTGTGTAGGTGATGGCGGTGGTTGTGCGGGTAAAGTTGTAGGTCGTCAGCAGGCCCGACTTCAGCGGGGTTGTTAACTTGACGGCCTGACCTTGGGTCGGGGTGAAGTTCTTGGATTCGTCAAGGTAAAGGTTCGCCACGCCCCGCTCTCGGTCAAGGGTTGCGGTATCGGCGAGGTCGTCGAATAGTCCACCCACACGGGCGGCGGTGTTCGCTCCTGCGGCGGTTTCGGATGTGATGGTGGCAGCAGATGCTACCAACTGACTGCGGGTTTGTACGCTCATGCGAAAGAGGGGTCAAAGGTTTGGTCAAAGACACCCTCGTCGGACGAACCGAAGACGGTGTACTGGATGGAATTGGCGAAGGTGTTGAAGGTGAGGGAAACTACCTGTACATACGCCAAGCCCGTTTCAACCACCGCAACGGCTGCACCAACCGTGGAATAGGTATCGTAAACCTCATACTTATACGACCCCGTTTCAAGAGAGCCGACAACGATGGAAAACTTGTCATAGCGGTTCGTGTAGGAAGAAAGGTTGGCCGTCTTGAGGATTGTGAAGTCGGTCGTGGCGTTCTTGGCGATGTTGGTCAGCCGCAGGATGTAACGGTCGCCCGTGCTTGCCCGCTGCGTCCAAGTGACGACGATGGTGTTGGTAGAATTGGGAGATAGGTAAATCACGCTATCCTTAAATGTAGGATGCGCCCGAATTTCACAATTTGCGCCCGATACTGCGGTAGAGTTCGGCCCTCCGCACGGCGGTCTTGCTGATGTCAAAGCGTTCACGGACATCCTTGCTCAACTGCATGGCCAAGGAGCGAGCGTAGTCGGGTTCGTTCACAAACTTCCTCACGGCCTTGTACCAAGCGTCTTTCTTCCCGTAGGGGATGACCAAACCGTTATGGCCGTGGACGATTATATCGGTGTAGGGGATGGTTTCGGATGCAATTATAGCCTTGCCCATCCATCCCGCTTCCACCACTTTCAGTTCGCTTTTCAGCCTGTTGAACTTGGTATCTCGCAAGGGTGCGATGGTGGCGTTGATGAAGTTGTACCCGCCCACATAGGAGTAGATGTCAGCCGCTTGGATGCGGCCGTAATTCTTGTTCAGCCCACGGCAGGACAGCATCCGCTCGTAGTCATCGTAGACGGGGTTGCCGTCGTTCCACCCGCCTAGGTAGATTTTGTATCTCCCGTCCAGCGACTTGTCGTGGGCCAGCAGGGAAAACGAATGTTCCACCAAAGCAATGTCCTCTTGGTGTTGCGCCCCGCCAAACCAACCAATCTTAAACAGGTGCGGTTCGGGTTCGGCGTTCGTGTCGGGGAGGTATTGCTGGTAAGCCTCGTAGGGTTCGTTGGGTAGGATGGTAACGGCCTTGTTGAGCAGGCGTATCTTCTGCGCCAAGTGTTCGGTGGTCGTGGTCACATGGTCGGCCAAGCGGATATGCTCACGGATTTGCTCATCCAACTTGGTGGACAAATAGTGTCGGTACATGATGTGCCCGCTTTCCAAAACCCAGTAGTCGTCCAAGTCCAAGATAACCTTCGCCCCAAAGGCCGTCAGAGCCTCGTAAACCTTCCGAATTTGGTCCAGCGTACCTTGACACCACAAGCGATTAAATAACCACACATCGACCGTCTTTAGGTCCTCGTCCTTGACATTGCCGATATTATCGACACACACATAATCGAACTCGGTGTAGTTGTCGCCCAAGTAGGCGTTGGGCATCTCCAGTCGGTAAAAAGAACACCCCGTCGGGTGGGCGTTGTAAACGATGCAAATTCTCATGCCCAAAGGTACAAAAAAAAGGGCCACCCCTTGCGAGATGGCCCAGACCACTAAACCATGCGGGGTATGAGGCCCGCAGGTCAAAGATACGCTACGACCCGCTGATTTGTGCGGTCGCTACCGTGAATTGAGATACCAAAACATTCAGCATCGGATTCGGCTCCATGCCCGATAGGGTCAACTCGTAGCCGCTCCTGTCGCCAAATGCAGTACCAGTCCCAGCAGTTCCAGCAGACACCTCCAAGCCATTGGCCGCACCGAGGAGCCAGTAGCGGTCGTTGTTGTCAAGGACGATTGCGTACACCCGATTTTGGGCCAACAGGCGCAACTCATTTCGGACGGTCGTCTGCAACTTGTTGATGGTGAAGGTCAGTTCGGGAGTGTAGAAAAGCGTTCCATTCTCAACCGATGCATTCAGCGTTTCGGTCATGGATGAAGTCGCTTTGGTCAAGTCGTATTCAAACCAAGTACCTGCAAGGGTTCCCGACACGGAGCCAGTCGTATTGGCGACCGTTCCCGTTGGGTTGAAGGCTTGGACAAAAATAGTTTTGATACCGCCAACGCTGTTGCGGCATCCGAGGGCGTAGCCCGTAGTTAGGGAGCAAGACATAGTGTATTTTTAGAGGGTTATGTTATACTAAAAAAGCGGGGGGAAGTTTCCCTCCCCCCTTACACTTAGGCCAATCTCCAGTCAACAACGAGGTCTGGATACGCTATGTTCACTCCAATTTTTAGGGCACACTGAAAGCGTATTTCGTCGTTATCGATTGAGGGCCAGATGGAAAACTGCTCCTCGTCGGACAAAAGGTCGGTTCCGTAGAAGAAGTTACCTAAGTAACTGCAAACCAAGCGGTTATACCCAAGCAAACCTGGGACGGCAACTACACGGACATTGGTACCAGGGTAGATGATGTCACCATCGGCCAACCCTTGGAGGTCAACTTGGTTGTACATGACGCTGGCGGTTGACTTGAACGCTCCAATCAAGGTGCGGAAAGTGTCCCAACCGCAGAAGATAACCAAATCATTCTTGGTGAGGATGGCCTGCGGGATGCGGGTGTAGATGTTGTCAAAGATGCTGATAACATTGTTTGTGGTGATACCAACCGAGGCAGACACGGCAGCGGTGTTCCCCGATACGGTTGAACCCGACGCAGCGTTGAGGATAGTCAGCAAACCTGTGACCAAGGTAGAACCTGACCAAATGGCGTTCTCCAAAGCCTCGGCGATGCGGAGGGCTTTCTGCTCGGCGAATGCTTGCTCGAATGGCACGCCGTCGTAAGTTGAACCAGCGGTCAACTGGGACTGCATCCAGTACTGCTCAAGTGAGCGAGGGCAAAGAGCCTCTTGGATTTTCAAGGGAGCAACGGTGATGGTACGCTGCGTGAAGGTTGTGTTTCCTGATGCAGCACCTGCGACATTCCATCCGCAAGCCGTTCCTGATTGGAAGGCAGCATCGGTGTCCATGAGGTTGAGGGTAGCAGCCGACTTGATGCCCACCTGCTTGGTGAACAAAGATGCGGTGCGGGCCGAGAATACGGCCTTGGTGATGAGGGGGAGCCGCTGCTGCTCGGTGTAAGTAGTCAGCGGGGAAACGAATGAATAAGCCATGGCTTTGTTTTTGGGGGTTAAAGATTAATTGGATTTTTTGAGAGTTTGGATTGCTTGGGCGAGGGCGTTGAAGTTCTGCGTTGCGGCGGTCTTCCGTTGCTCCACAATAGCGGAGGCGGTTGGCTTGGGGGCTTCCGATGGGAGTTCGGCGACCTTCTCCACGATGTCGGTCATGGTTTCCATCTGCGAGGCAAATGCGGACATTTTCTCCTTCATTTTACCCATTTCAGCGTAGGCGGCCTTCAGTTCTTCCATGATGCTGACGAGGTGCTTCTTGACGATTTCCTCAACCATCAATGGGTCCACCATCGGATAGCCTTCGGCGATTTCACTCACCACTTCACCTGCAACTTCGGGGGTTATCTCAGCAGCAACGGCGACTTCCTCGGCGGGTTCTGGGGCTTCGGCTACAACGACTTCGGTGATTTTGCCACCTTCGGTCTTGATGACACCAACGCCCTCAACTTGATGCTCACCATCAGGAGCGGGCAGGGTTTCGTCTTCGGTGATGACATACACGGCCGTACCTGCAACGAGGTCGCCGTCCACACGGACAACAGTACCATCCACCAACTTGTAGTCGGCAAAGGCTTGCTTTTGGGTTGTGAACTTGCGGAGTTCAGTCCGCAAAGTGTCAATGGCTGATTTTAGGTTCATAGATTAAAGGGATTTGTAGTTGGGTTGTAATTGTTGCAAAAAGTTGGTCAAATCGTCTGCGAGGCCCGCAAGTGCGACCTCTAATTCCGTGCCTGTGTTTTTCATCCCGAACAAGCCCTCCACGGAGAAACCCTTGAAGGCGTGGCGATTCTCCCACACTTCGTCGTTCTCGACCTTGAAGGACCCGAACCAAGAGCCGTCGGGGGTGTCTTCGTAGCCTTTGGGGGCCATCACGCCCCGCTCGGTGTCGGTGATGTAGGATTCAAACATGAACACGCCATCCAGTTCGGCGTTGTGGTAAGCGTTGACATTGTGCTGGTTTCCCTGCTTGAAGTACTTCTGCACGATTTTGCGGATGGTCGCTTTGTCAAACACCACATAGTACTCCCCGTAGGTGTCGTCCTTGCGGTAGATGGGCGTATCGGCCAGCATGAGCGGTCCCGTCAGCACCCTGCGTTCTCCCGTTTCCGCAAATCTTTGCGGGGTCTTGGCGAAGGCTTGGAAGGGTTTTTCAATCGCAGGCATATCGACGAGGGCGACAAACTGCACACCTTCGTCCACTTCGTCCACGGTCATTCGGTACACGGGAAGTTCCATGGTGGGATATGTAGCGGTTAGCCTAATGTTGCAAATTCGGACAAGCGGCGCACCCTGCTGGTCGTCTGCTGAATGTCACGCTCCACGACATAGGCCCGCATGGGTTGGTTCTGCTGACCCTGCGTGGGAATTGATTCCCCTTGGTTTCCAAGCATCGTGGTTTGCGGGTTGGTGAATGTCGGGGGTGGGGCCATAGATGTACCGCCCGCAGATGGCGAAGGTGCAGAACTTCCACCACCACCGCCTTGGAATTGAGTGGCCGCAATCTTGCGGACCTGCGTCAAACCCGATGCGATGATTCCCGCAACCGCAAAGGCTTTGGCTACCGTTGGGAGGGTTTTGTCCCGCAATACTTGGGACGCACCGAGGTAGGTGTTGATGGTTGCGTCAGCGATGCCCGCCGCCTTGTTGAGGTTGAACGCCTTGCGAGCGTCAGCCTCGGACTGCCCTTTGGTTGCAGCGATGAATCCAAGAACACCCGTAAATGCTTCGCTTGCAAACTTGATGGTTGTATCTCGTTCCTTTTGCTTTAATTCAATGGTTTTTTGGGTAGATGCCTCCGATATGCCTTGAGCCTTGACACGATACTGCTCGTTTAAAAGGGCTTCGGCTTCTTTGAATTGAGCGGTATCACCAAACATTTCCTTGAGTTTGGCCAATCGGTCCTGCCGCTCTTGCTCAAGGATGGCAAGCCTCTCATCCCTCAAAAGCGTTTCCCTTTGCAGTTCGTTCCCAATGCCTTGGATTTTCTGCAATCGGAATTGGGTTTCAGCATCCAATGCCTCCTTGTTCAGGTTTTCTATTTCCTGTTTTAAACGCAACTGCTTTGCAAGGAGGTCGTTTTGTTTTTGTTGGTTTTCAAGTTGTTTGGTGGATAGGTCTATCTCGGTTTGCACCACATCAGCGGCTGCCTTTCCTTCCTTTTCCTTGATACCAAAAAAGTCCTTGACGGACTTGCTCAATTTATCCCAATTCTCAAGGAGCAACCCAAGGCCAGCGACTGCAATACCAACGCCCGATGCGACCAATGCGGTTCGGAACACACGCAAGGCTATTGTGCTTTGACCGAGCGTGAAAGCGTAGATTCGCTGCGCTGCCGCCTGTGCTTGGGTTATCAAGATTGAATCCTTATTCAGCAGGTTGGCCACCTGTTGCACCCCGTTGGCGAGGGCCATCGCCGCTTGGACCTTGACCAAGGACTTTTGCAATTCTTCTTCCTCCGCTCCGAATAGTGCCGCCGCTCCTTGGGCGATTTGGAATCCCGCAGTAATACCCTGAATAGCCCCGACGAAGGTGTCAATGGTGCGGGTGTCGGATGCGAGGTTCTTAATCCTTTGCTGGGTGTCCCCGATTTGGTCCTTGAGCCGTCCCGCTTCTTTCTCCATTTCACGGAATGCCTTCGTCCCATCTTGCCCAGCGAGGGCCATGTCCGCAAGGGTTTTCTGCAATTCCCGCAGACGGGTCTTTGCGCTGGTCGTGCCAGCGGCGGTGGAATCTTTAAGCCCTACTTCGAGGACTATTTCTTTGGTTACATCTGCCATGGTTATCCTTCAGAAGGGAGTTCGGGGTTTACAGGTGGTTCATATCCTGGGTCCACAGGGTCGGGGTCGATGGGGCCGTTAAACAAGGCCGACGGGTCGTTTGCAATCGGGGTGGTCGTGGTTGCCGCAAAGTCGGTGAGGTTGAGGATGCGTCGGAGCGTCACTCGGCACGGCTTCATCTGCCCGACCAAATAGTCCCGAATCTCCAGCAACCGCCATCGGATGCCGCCGTAATAGACGGGCTTGCGGAAGTCGAGTTGGTAGATGTCCACGGAGGATAGCAGCATCGTGAGTTCCAACTGCAAGGCTTCTTGACTGACCGTTTCGTTTATGTAGTTGAGCCAGTAGGTGTTGTAGAGGTTGTTGTTGGTGTAGGCGTATGGGTTGCCGCTGGCATTCACGGCGTTGTAATAGACCAACCTTGGTTGCCCGAAGGCGAGGTCCACATTCGGGGCGTAGGGGTTGTCAATGTGGGATATGAATGGCAAGGCGGTTATCGGGGTTGTTGCAGCAAACCCGTCCTCTTCAAGACCGAACCAATAGAGCCAAGGGGATTGACCTGTGATGCGGTTGTATTGGGCGATTCGGTAGCCTGTCTGCAACGGTTTGATGCTCCCGCTCAATCGAGTGCCTTCCAAATCCCAAGTACGGCCAAGAATCTTATCTGAGGCGAACGATGCAGGGATGAGTGTCCCGCATAGCGTTTCCACGACCTTATCGCCTTTGCCGTAAAAGTTGGAAGTGTTGAAGATTCGACCGCCATATCCTTCACGGGCCAAGGGGTAGGACTGCTTGTAGGTTTTGGACAGGTAGTCCCCCATATCCTTGTACTTGAACACGATATTGGTGTAGGCATTCGGGTCGCCATTGGTCAGCACTTGCTCTGCGTTCTCATCGGACTTTTGCGACCAATCCACCACCGACCCGCTGGAATAGAAGTCCTTCCACGGCTCGATGTAAATCAGCCTTGGGTCTTGGGGGTCGGGCATGAATTGCAGGTTGAACATCTTCTGCAAATCTTGCAGGAGGTCCGACTGCTTGACATCAGCGGGCAGGGCCGTCCGCATATCCAGCACGCCAATCCCGACGGGGTTTTCAAGGCAGGTCCATTGAACCGTTGCACCTGAAAGGACGCTAAAGTTTTGGGTTGCAACAACGGTATCAGCGGTAATGACAAACCCCACATTTGCGGTAATGTCTGCGGGGATGGTTATGTTTTCAAAGCGGACCGTGAACTGGTTTTGAGTTCTTGCGGTAATGTTGCTGATTACCGACACATCCGTTGAATTGGTGATGTTTCGGATTGACATATTGCAACGAATACTCCCGCTAAATGAAATTGAACCGCTGACATTCAAGGTCACATCCACATTCCAACGGGTCGGGAGTGCTGGAGCGACGAAGGTGCTGGATGATGCCACCCAATAGCCTGGATTGTCGTAGAACGGCGCAGGTGTGTCTTTCGGGAATGCGAGCGTTTGGTTTGCGCCCTTGATAAAATTCGCCGTGTTCCCCGTGGCTTGGGCAAAGATATTGGACCCCGATAGGTTGACAGGCATGGTCCCTGCCGCATAGGGGATGACCAGTTTATTGAATAGCGACGAGTTGAAGAAGTTGGACGAGTAACGAAATCCCGCTTGGGCGAAGATGAGGTCCACCATCTTTTTGACATAAAGGCTTGGCCCCAACTGCCACCACCCTGCGACCAGGTTCCCTTGGGTCAAGTCGCTAAATCCGACCGCATCCACAACTCCGTAAACATACCCGCTACTCAACGCACCCGATGCCGTCCAAGTTCCCGACACATGGCCGCTGGTAGGCGTGTGGTTCATGCCTGTAACGCCCGCCGTGTTCACCAGCATATTGCCCTCTATCGCTTTGAACAGGGACACATTATCGGTGAACAACCCCACCTCGTAGGTGACGGTCCCCTTGGTCTTGCTCATGCTAAGCAACTGCAGCACACCGCTGAACACCTGCACGCCGTCCTCCCACATGGCAGCACGGATGCGCTTGTTGGGTTGGAATCCACCCACGAAGGACTGGATGTTGTACGCATACGCAAAGCAGGCCCGATTCGTCGGGGTGTTGGGCAGGGTTATCGTCTTGCTGAACGACCCCCGTTGCTTTGTCACATCCTCAATGTCGCCAATGGAATAGGTGACCGCAATGTCCGTCCCGCCCATCGTGTCAAGGACATAAGCGAGTTCGGGCATTGCATTCAGCCCCGCAAAGCGCAGGTACAGGCAGTCAAAGCAGGCTGCTTCAACCGCATCCGCTCCATCAGCAGTCGCACGGGTGTTGAAGTTATTCCACGCCGTTAAATCGTCAATGAAGTTGGCGGTCGGGTAGGCTATGAGGGTTACGCTCATAGGATGTTATTATCGTAAGCCACCGCAATCTCAATCTGCAACTGCGTGAGGCGGTCATTCCGTCTGGTTACAAATTGATACTGGTTGGCATTCACCACCGCTTCCACAAGTTGGCCGTTCAGTTCGAGCCACACATACCCGCTCCGTACCATCTCAATCAGCCACTCGGATTCGGCATCCGTCAGCCAATCGGAGTTCAGCGCATAGACATAGTCAAACGACCCCGCCCAAACCTTGTTGTAGGTGGTGGTGGCGTACACATCCGAGTTGTAGCCGAAGACCTCCCGCTCAATGTTGGCCCGCTTGCGGTTCTTCATGGTGAAGGTGTAGGAATCAATGCCGCCGTACTTGTTGACGAAATGGACGGGGATGGAATTGAACCGCTGACAGGGGCCGAAGGTGAAGGTGGTTGTATCGGACTGACCAGCCGCATTGGATATGAATCGCACCGTGTAGGAATCGCCCTCTACCGCTCCACTCAATGCCGTGATGGTTCCCGATAGGTTTGCAGGACCGCAGGCAAAGCGTTGGATGTTGAAGTCCGTAGTCCCCGAAAGGCTTGGGCTGACCGCAAAATCGTAGTTCACTCCCTTGTAGGCAACCCTTGCCGATACGAGCCAATCAGCAGTAGGAACAATGGTTTCATATTTTGTCCCGTTGATGGCAAGGAAGTTGCTTCCCCCTTGGTACACCGTGAAAGCCGTAGGGGTTGTCAGCGGACGGACATTGGTGAAACTGCTACCAATGCGGAAATAACTGCTCAAACTCCAATCAGCAAGTTCCAACTGCTCCAAGTTTCCTGCAAATGCCATCACCCCGCTAACCGTTGTGGTCGCTCCCGTGACGACGGGCGTGTTTCCGTACTCTTGCGTGAAGTCCAGCCGATAGCCCGAATAGAACCCCGAATGGTCCACGAATCCCGTCTGCGTCAGCGATGGGGCGGTCGGGGCTACGAGGGTTTCAACCACCTTCTGCACATCAAAGAACCCGAAATTGGTGGTCGGCAGTTTGTCGCACTTTAGCCTTGCCAGCGTCGTCCCTGCGGGGTTCTTCACATCGCAGACATAGCGGTAGTTCGGCTGGGCAATCAGCGAGCCGCTGACCTTGTAGAGCATCTTGTTGTAAACGGGGGTCGCTACGAGGGGCGAACCCGAAAGGACGGTTATGGACATGGGTTATCGGACGGTTGCGACGCTTATGGACTTGCCGAGGACTTCGGCTATGTTTTCGGTAAGCACATCCACCATTTCCTTGGTGGCTGCGTTGGACATGAAGTTGGTGGCCCGTAAGCCTTCCCGCCTAATCTTGTTGGCGATGTTTATAGCGAAGGAACGGTTGGCGGCCTCCTTGTCACGGCCTTCCAGTTGGATGCTCTTAAACGCAATCCACTCTTGGATGGGACGGATAGGTGGCCGCTTGTCCCTGTACTGAAACGGGCTATTGGGGGCACGACTACTGCTGACCGCACCCTTGACACCGAGGTCCACATATTTCCAGTAAT